ACACCAGGTCATGATGGGATGGCCATCATGATGAAAGCGCCCCGATTCAATTGCCGCTTCCAGCTCTTTCATCGGGTCGGACATGTTGGTGTAGTTCTGAATGATGGTGATGGGATTCAGGTCTTCATCAGCAAGGTCATGTGACAGCCCGGTCGCCCCGAAGGGGTCGATGGGTGACTCGCTGACCGGGCTGATTTTGTTCGCCGCTTTGGCCTCTTCGAGGATGTAGCGATAATCCACCTCTGCACCATCGGTAACGGTCAGGACGCCCATTTCCACCCATTTCTGAAAGCGTTCGGCTGTCCGGCGATCTTCATTTTTCTCGACGCTGTACACCGTGTCATACGGTACCCAGAAACGCGGGGCCACACTGTAGTAATGCGTTTTACCGTCAATCTCGCGGGTATAAAGTCGCGCCATGCTGTTCATATCCAGCTTACGGGCCAGGTCAAAGGCCAGAATGCACGGCTGCCCCTCGAACTGCTCAAGGGTCAGTGATTTATCCTCGCAGCTCTGCCAGCTCACCAGGTTGAAATACGCCGAACGCGCCGACACCCAGATATTGAGGTGTTTTGTTTTAAAGACGTTTGCCAGACGGGCGTTATTTTTCGCACGCTGCTGCTGACTTAACAAAAATTCGCGATAAACCGACACGCCAATATTCGGGTTAGCTTTTTCCAGCACCTGCGGGTCGGTCCAGTCATCGCCTTCGTCAACGGTATAGATGATCCCGAACAGTTCATCGTTGGGTACCGACCCGTTGAGCATCTCGATAACTTCCCGTCGCTTGTCGTAGCACGGCCCCTCAATGTTGTACCCGGCAGTAGTAATGGCCCACATCAGTGGCTGACGTCGCGCCCCCATCCCGGTAAGCATCGTGGTGTAAAGCGCATCGGTGGCGTGCTCGTGATATTCATCCACCACTGCACAGTGGGGTGATGAACCATCACCGGGGTTACCGATCAGCGGTTCAAAACGCGCACCATCCTCCGGACGGTTCATGTTTGAGGCGTTAACCTCAATCCCGAACGCTTCCGTCAGCATGGGTGTGCGTTTACACATCAGTCTTGCCGGACGAAAGACTTCCCATGCCTGTTTCTCCGTCGTGGCACCGGAATACACTTCCGCGCCGAACTCGTTATCACAGGCAAAACAATACAGGGCAACACCGGCAGAGATTGCCGATTTGCCGTTCTTACGGGGGATTTCGGTATACACCTCCCGGAAGCGGCGCAGCCGGGACCCTTTATTGACCCAGCCAAACGCACAGCAGACCACAAATAGCTGCCACGGCTCCAGCGTGATGGGCATCCTCTTGAATGCCCACTCACCCTTGGTGTGCGGCAACAGCTGAATAAATTTGGCGGCCCGTTCAGCCAGGTCCTTGTCGAAGCGGTAACGAAACGACTTACTTTTTTCCGCCATCAGGTCATCAAGATGGCGCTGGCAGGCCTGAATCACAAACTGGCAGGCCACAATCTTTCCGCGCACAACATCACGGGCATACTGATTGGCAGCATTTACGTTGGGGTAAGATTTCCGGCTCATGACTCGATGATTTTCAGAAACGGGTTAGTGGCTTTCTTCTGCCCCGCCAGGCCAATCAGACGCTGGCGGCTGCTGGGGTCGAGTCCGAGCATTGCCCCCGTGCTGCTCATCTCGGACTCCTGTTCTTTTTTGGCGGTCAGCTCCGGATTTTTGACCCTGCCGCCCATTGCACCGGTGATGGTGTTGCCCTGTATGGCAATATTTTTCACGGCACGTCGCCAGAACTCATAGGCCACGCACCACCGCTCAAGCACCGCGAGGTCAGTCACGCACAACAGGCCCTGACCGCAGAGTTCTTTGGTTGTCAGTTGCCACATGATCGTGGCGAGAGGGAGATTTTCTTCTGCGAACCACTCCGGTGGCTCAACACCTTTGATGGGCGTAAAAACAGGTTCATCTTTATTCAGGGCTCGCTTGCCGGGGTTTCCGGCCAGCGCCTTGCGCGCCGTTGGCTTGGGGCGACGCCCGGAACGCCCCGCCGTTCCAGCCATATGCGGCACTCCTGGTTAAATTTCATTTTTCGCGGGTATAAAAAAACGATGGGGCGGGCAGTCCGGAAGACGTCAGGCCGCAGAGATTTGACCCGCCCCTCCCCTCAGACAGTTGAGAATTATTATCACTTAAGCCGTTCACGGGCCGTCTTCGCCTTATGACACGGCCAGCACAGACTCTGCAGATTACAGTCGGCATCAGTGCCGCCATGCGCTTTAGGGATGATGTGGTCAACAGTTTTCGCCTCACGCACCACACCAGCGCGCAGACATAACTGACACAGGCCTTTGTCACGCTTCAGGACACGCGCGCGGATACTGTCCCACTTCGAACCGTAGCCGCGCTGATGACGGGATTGTCCTGGTTTGTATTGCTTCCAGCCTTCGCTTTTGTGGCTTTCGCAGTAGCCTGACGGGTCTGTGGTTGTAGAGCGGCAGCCGCGAACACGGCAGGCTTTTGGGGTTCGAGGGGGCATTATTAATGTCCTAAATAGTTTCCTCTCTAAAAACTAATTTGTGTTAGGGAAATCATTAAATGAAGTGAACCTTTTAGTACCCACTGTAAAATTCACTTCATTAATATTTAACCAAATACAATGAATGTTCCAAAAGATGCTAATGATATATTTATCAGAGAATCCATACGAGCCTTAATTTCTGGCGTATCCTCGACCTCAGTACGCCATTGATTGACTGCCTCAATCATATCTCGACAAAACACATCTATTTGCAACTGAAGTTTGCCATTTAAGTGATTTAAATGCACTTGGCAATTTGGCCTAGGTGGTGGTGTAAAATTAAACTGCATCATTCTTTTCCTGTTCTCTGGATCCTGTCCAGCATGTAAACAAGAACAACGATACAGCCAAAAATCATCCGCATAAAATCGACACTGTTCATGTGTACCGGATGTATATTTATTTTCAAGATAACGAGAAACCCAATCTTTATACCATTTCCCTGTTTCACCCTTACCTATTTTGGGACGTTCAACGCTCCTGCAAATATCAGGCATAGCAAGAGCCATAAACAATGCCGCTAACCAATTCTCACTTTCAATTGAAGATTCAATTGATTTTATAAACCTTTCCATAACTCACCTTTATATTATTTGATGATTATATTTATAGCACAGTTACAATCATTTTCCGGAAAATATTTATTCATTTTGATATCCTATTTTTAGAATATCCTTTTTATCTCTATTGCATTGCGCTAATGCAGATAACAAACTCGCATTCAGTTCCAGGCTAGCACCATATGTCAGTGGACTAGGTACAACTGGAATCGGTGTTTCAGAAGTCAGGCTGGCTGGCAGTGGTACCGCCGGAGTGTTCACGTAAACTGTCCGCGTACTTCCGCAACCGGTCAGCAGCGGCAGCAGGCACAGGACGTGAAGCACAATCATCATCCGCAACAGCCACTTTGATATCTTCCTGGGTTCTCTGTGACTCCAGTGCGATCTGCTGTTTTGCATGCTGGTTAGCCTCCAGAACTGTATTGACGATTTGTAGTGATTGCAGGACGTTATTGGTAATGGCTGTTGCTGATTCAGCATTTCGTACAGCCTCATCAGCACGTTTCTTTTCGTACTGATATTTGCTGTAGTAGTGGTTGGCTGACCAGATGAAAGAACCAATGACAGTAACGAAGAAAGCAGCGATAACCAGCTTATAGCTCAACTTCATTTATCACCCCACCAGCCTCTTCAAACCGTGCAATCAGGTCACCGATTTTATGTTCATACTGACCGTAACCTGCACCAGGTAATGACGCCCAGATATTGCTGCAACGGTCGATTGCCTGACGAATATTGCCACGGTCAATCATCGGTAAAGCGCCACGCTCTTTAATCTGCTGCAGAGCTACAGCGTCCTGGCTTTCTGGAGAAAAATCTTTCAGGCCAAGCTGTTTACGGTAAGCATCCCACCAGCGTGAAAGAAGCTGGTAACGTCCGGCGGCTGTTGACTTGAGTTTCGGGTTTAGCGTGACAAGTTTGCGAGGGTGATCGGAGTAATCAGTGAAGAGTTCACCACCGACAATAACGTCATAACCGTGGTTACGTGTCGGTTGTCGTCCGTTATCCGTTCCTTCTGACCAAGCCACCATATCAAGGAAAGCTTTACGCTGGGAATTTAGTACCTGCATAAATTACTCCTTAGAGCCACCAAACTTATTACCGATTACTCTCATTGCAGCCCCACGAATAGCATCGACACCGATCAACCCAACGCCACCACCAATGGCAACAGAAAGCGATTTAGGCCATCCGACATACTCAAGCGCGGATGCAAAGGTCAACGTCAGAGCACCACAGAGCAAAATCTCAAGCGTTTTTCGTTTCCAGCCCCCACCACCGCCAAAATAGGCAATGCGCAAACCAGCCATAACGATCGACATAATCACTGCGCCCAGCGGTGTGTCTCCACGCCACCAGCTCTGGACCAACTCCAGCCATGTATTTGGGTTATGAGGCATTTGTAGTTATCTCTCACCTCGCAATACAGGAGGTGCAAATTGAGGGAACATCATGTACCGCAAATCAGAAGCGGAAACGTCAAAGAAGCCGAGCCAATGGATAACTGCGGGATAGACCAGGCCCAACGAATCCCTAGGCCCAAAAACGACAAAACCCGCTCAATGGCGGGTTTAAGCTGTGTGGCGAAGTAACCACTCTTAACACGATATAATACTTTTTGCGTACGCGTTAACTTTTTCTGTAGTATTTAGTGTAGGATTCTTCACAAGATAGATACTTTGGAGTACATGATGTAAAGTGCTGTATGCATAAACAGTACAAAGGATATCATGATGAACAAATTAGCACGCTTATTATTAACAGCAAGCTCAATTGCACCTGTTTGCGCAACTCTATTTTTTATTGGATATGTAAAAGATACGGTTTGGCTGATGCAATATAGCTTATGCGTTGGCATAGCAAGTTGGTTATTAGCAATAGGCCTGATTCAATATGCTGAGAAACAACTTGAACCTCTGACAAAAAATATTAGTTCAGTTTCTCCCGCTAACAAAGAAGTAACTAATTATTTCTTAAGCTATTTATTCCCTCTCCTAGGAACAGACTCTATTGCTGAAAATAAAGCATATGCGTTATTCTTTTATTTGTCATTGTTATTTTACATCAGCTTTTCCGAGAACTATAACTTTAACCCAGTATTGTCACTTATCGGTTATAAATTTTACGAAGCTGAAGATGACACCGGCGTAGGTTTTGTATTGATTTCTAAATCAGTCATTACTGATATTAAAGATATCAAATTTACAGTTATTCAATTAACAGACTACACATTTCTACATGTTAAAGGATAATAACCATGGCACTTTTTGCAGTAATAGATAATACAATTGCAACGAGAATTGTTAGAGTCGAACTTGATGCAACAGCAAGTACTTCTGTTACGGCCATTTTCCAACAACAGCGTCAATATTTTGAAAGTCATCATAACAATATGATACCATTCTATGCCGGTTATACACCAAAACATAGTGAGTGTTTTGAAATACAAAACTTTACTGATTCTGCACGCCTGATTGACGCAGTCAATAGGCCTACCGCCGTGCCTGTCTGGGATCCGAGCCAAATTGATATTGGTTATATTAAAGCATTATTTGTTGGTGTTGACGCGCCAGCAAACCCCAATATTATTGCGCTACAAACCTTCAACAAAAAACAAATCTTAGATACCTCAAAATCATTCTTTGGAAAGCTTTTTGCAAGCAAAACTACCTTTAGTAAAGCTAATAGCATCGGTTTTAATGTTGATGATAAACTAGTTGCAATAATTATCAATGATACAATACGATTTAAGAGTTTCTTTAATCTAAGAAGCATTTTTGACATGTCGTCCTATTTTTCTGCTGCTACTGACCAAGAACTTAATGCATTTAGTCAACTTAGTGTATTTTCTACTCCCCAAGGTTTTGATCTAAAATCCGTTGCAGATACAGTGATAAGAAATAAAGTAACACTAATAAATCAGACTGGGATGCTAACACCCCAAAATATGTCAAAGTTTAAATCCGAAGCTGCTAAAGTCAATTTCCCCTTACAAACCATAATAGTTGGCGGTGTTGAGAAAATTGTCATGCCTTCATCAAAAAAAGAAATAAAAGCCCTTCTTGACTTTCTTGAGGAAGACATTTGGATTTCAGGGATAAGTGGAAGACGCTTTAAATCGAATTCAAAGCGCCCAATATAACTAGAAGACAGTTAAGAATAGTTAACAGGCAAGAGTGCAAACAATGCCTTCAATGAAACCAAGCGATGTTTGCAACTCTTTCCTGATAGTCCCATCCGAACACTTTCTCTTCTTAGCAATGGCTCGCAATGAAATCCCTACCACAAAATGGGCTATAACTAATTCATACTCTTCTGGTTTGTACTTTCTTAATCTAGCTACGCACCCATCGATCATGAGCCCCTCATCATCATCACACTGAATCCGGGACTTTTTGCCATGAGGTAAAAGCCCCTTGAAGCCAGCGGCTACCGGTTGCCAGTCCACTCCGCTATTGTCTGAAGCAGCCCAAGCTCCCCAACGATCCATCACTTCATACATATCACGCATCAACTTTCTCCACAAAATCAGGCCAGCACGCCAATTGCCAGCGCACGATCGATAAAACGAAATATCAGCTCCAGCTGGGAGCCATACTTCTCTTCAAATGCCACGGTATCCGCATGCAGCTCGTCGTGATGCTTTCTGCACAAAGGCAACACAAAGAGGTCATGCGCTTTTGTACCCATCCCACCCTGACCGTGGCCTATCAAGTGGTGGGGATCATCAGCAGGCTTTCCACAACATGCACACGGCTGTGTCTTAACCCAGCGCGTGTACTTTTCATTAACCCAGCGGCGACGTTTTGGGCGTAACATAAAAGACTCCGGCGACTCCGGATCCACTTTCAGCGCCAGCACCTTTTTCGCCTTATCCTGGATGATGCTGGTGGCAGGAACCGAAGGCACAAGGTCACTTTCCCGGGTAACAGACGGCACAACAGGCTTCGGTAATCTCAGTGCCTTACGGGCTGCACTTTCCGGTAAGGCATCCGCCAGATCATTACGAATCAGCCACCAGCACAGTTCCGGCATTGTCACAACGTGACTATCATTAAAACCGAGATCCCGACGCACGACAGATAACACCCACCGGGCACAGTTATCCGTTGCCATTGATTCCAGCCGTTCCGTGAACTGATCGCGCAGCTGGTTATCACAGTGCCAGCACAGACGGATTGCGCCCGGCGCGTGTCGCATTGTGGTCATGTTCTCGCTGTGCCAGCCGGAATGAGGCCACTGGCAGCCTTTTTCACGAAGTAACCAGCTTTCAAGACATTCCACGCCACCAGCACGACGGATCACTGCCTCATTGCGGAACACGGCCCGAACGGCAGGATCATCCGCCAGCGGTTGTGATGCCGCCGGAACGGCACCACTGGCGAAAGATGAATAACGTTCCGGCTCAGGCTCCAGCAGGACACGCCCCTGCATAAACAGGGGCATCAGCTCTGAACCTGGTCTGAACAATACGATCCCCATACGCGGGGCAATTTCAGGGGTCAGTAGTGCTCTCACGGTCACCTCAATGAACGGTATCGAGCAGCTTTAACAGCTCAGGGAATCGGGATTCGAAGAAGTGCGGCTGCGTCTCGCGCGGATTTGCGGGACTGGTGATGTTCTTGCCGAACATGCAGCCTTTCGCTGTCAGCGACCAGAATTTTTTGATGTTGTTAATCGCGGTACGGCTGTATCGTTCGCGCTGCTCGACGATCCCCAGTTTCACCATCTGGTGATATGCCTGATTAGCTGTCAGGCGGATACCATACTGCTTCAGCAGTGCACTCAGTGACAGCGTGGGGCGGCTTGAGCCATCAGGCGCGTCAGCAGGAGCATCAATGGCATAGCGCGGTGCCAGATTCGGTAAGCCAACAGCCTCCTGGAGTTTCTGACAGGCCCCAAGCACAGATGAGTTAGACAGATTTAACTCCCGACGCATAAAGTCCAGCAGAATCACACCAGCCTGCATCTTGTCAGCAGCCTGCCCGGATAATTTTTCCGGTATGCTGGTTACCATGTCAAAAGTACGGATCACCTTCAGATGGAATGACGGGCTAATCCACATTGCATAGGCATACACCAGTTCCTTGCAGACATACGTTCCCTGGTTATTTCCACCACGAATGACATTAACTGGCGCTATATTGACCGAGTTGCAAATCTGCAACTCGCTTATTAAGCGTTCAGTTTGCTCATTGCGGAGCCAGAATGCGGGCTTATGCTTATCCAGAGAACCAGCAGCCCTGTGCAGATCGTTCAGGCTGTAACGACCATAAGCATCACGACGAACTTCAATACCATCAATGACCATCAGATTATTCATACTTCGTTTCTCCTCTTGATCAGGCGGCTGCACCCGCCGCTTTCTCGTACTTACTGATAGTGATCTCGACCTTCCCTTCCGGGATAACCGGTCCCCACTCCACCAGCATTCTTTTCACCTGACTGTCGTCCTCCCACACACCCGCGTGGGTCAGGGCGTCAAACAGCGCCTTGTTATAGTTGTCCAGATCGCGGATCCGGTTATCCGGAGGAAACAACACGATCTCCACTGAAGCAGGTGCCGACGTTGGTTTCGGCAGACGACGTAACTGCTCAACTATTGCTGCGCACGCCGCGCTCTGGAATTTTCGCCCCGCCGCGCTTATCAGGCTCTTACCAGCAAACGCCCCTTTGTTGGGGTGTCGCCAGTACGTGTTCACGCTGGGCGGAAAAGGCAGGATCAGCTTCATACTTTCAGGTCCCTCTCATGTAACCAGTGGGTTGCACGCAGCCTTGCGTTTTCCTCACCGGCAAGCAGTGCGCGGATAATCCCGACCGCCTCGCTGTCGTCGTCCTTCACCGCGGTATGAAGCGTTATCCCCCGGGCCACGCCACGCTTTATCGTGATGACGCCTTTTTTCTCCAGTGCGCGAAGATGCTCCACCGCTGCATTCACCGAACGGTATCCCAGCATGGTTGCCACCTCCTGATTGGTTGGCGGGAAGCCACGTTCTTTCTGATAAGAAATCAGCATATCCAGCACCTGCTGCTGGCATTGAGTTAACGTCGTCATGCCGCCATCTCCCTGACCAGTTTTTCCGCCTGCTGGCGAACCTGCGCCAGAAACGCCTCACCACATGCCTCAAGTTCATCGCGCCCGATGTAGCTGATTGCCGGTCCCTTCCAGGTCTTGTCAAAAACAGCAATAGCACCAGCGAAAAAAGCTCCTGTCGGTACCTGCTTCTCGTCTTTCGGGATAAACCAGACAGGCAGTTCAAAACCAATACGCCCGCGAATAAAAGCAATATGATCTGCATCTTCCGGCCACCACACTTCGCTGGTGGCAGCTTTGATCAGGAAAACATAGCGCCCGCCCTTATCACGCATGGCACTGGCATGTTTCATGATGTAACGCATGCCGGTGATGTATTGCCCCTCATGCTGACTGGCGCGGCTGTATGGGGGATTACCAAAGGCAGCACCTTTAAGCTCCGCAAGACGTTCTGACCAGTCATGCGCCAGCGCGTTGTCTTCCGCCGTGTAATACGCGGCACATTTGGCGTTATCACCGTCAGTGAACAGATCCAGAACAAACGGGCCAAACAGGGTGTTAATTCCCCAGAAAATGTTGTCCGGCGTGCGCCACTGATCGCCCACTTCCTTCAGTTCATGGGCTGGTTTGTTCCGCAGTTCCACCAGCGCCTGGCAATATTTATTACTCATTAAGCCCCCACGTAATTCCCTGACAGATACCACTCTTCACCCGATGCAGCGCGCTTGCTGCTTTTCCGTAAGCACCGCTCACGACGCGCCAGAAAATTGTTTCGTTCTGGCTGGGAGTGGCTTTCACGGAATGCCGCCATCCACACGGTTGCAGCACGACGGTATAAGCCCCTGGACTCCAGTTCTTCCGCCTGGCGGGTCAGGCACAAAATCACACGGGGATCGTTAGTGCCGACATAGAAATTGCGCACAGGTCTGGTTTCACGAACTGGTTGTGGTTCCGGTTCCTGCGCTCTCTCAGTCAGGCGCGGGAAATGTCTGCGTGTATCTCCTTCACAACGGTGAGCCACACGCCCACTCTGACGTAACTTGCTTGCTGACTGCAGAACGCGCTGCCGTGAGTAACCGGCAAAAGCATCCGCAATATCTCCGGAAGTACAGCCCGGATGGGCTTCAATGAATTTCTGAACGTCATTCAAAAGACTCATGCTCACCCCCTGAATCCTGCCG